CTCTGACTGATATTGCCAATGTCGTTACGACAAATAACGACACAGGTGGTGGAGCAACCGTTGATGACGTCATAAAAACGCTCTCAGACGTTGCCAAAGTAGCTAGTATTGTTGGAGTTGCTGATAATGTCATCAATACTGTGAACCAACCAACTCAAAGGACTGGATTCGATATTGTCCCAGTCCCGACAGATTGGAAGTCTCCGGTTTATGACCAGAGTTTCACCCCGATTGATTTGAACTCAATTTTGGACAATATTAACCGACTGCAAAACACTCAATGGGCTACCCCAAGAACATACGGCGGTGCGTATATGGGGACTCCTGTTAATATTAGTGACATTGTTAACCAGATCATGGGCGCAGAGTTGACGCCTCAAGCCATGCCATCGAATATCACAAACGCAGTCGGAGGAATCCTTGGATCGTCCACAACTCGCTAAGAATCTAATCAATGACGATTTCTTCAAAGAGGAAATGGATCGTTTGCGCCAGGCAGAGATTAACAATATCTTGAACTCTCAGCCTGACGAACAAGACAAAAGAGAGATTGCATACGTTAAGATAAATGCAATACAATCAGTATTAACACATTTTGAGTCGATTGCTAACACAAAGTTAATCGAACAAAAGAAATGGAAAATCCTCTAACGAGGCGGTGGCACACCGTTTGTGCTGACAATTTGGGAATGAAATGAGCGAAAACACGACTCCGCAAGGAAGTGTGCTGACGGTGGACGGAGCCGCAAACGCATTTCTTGGAATGATGGATTCAGCAGAGGAACCCACTGGGCAAACCGAAACTGAGGAAATCTCCGAGGAAGCTGGCGAGGCTGTCGAGGATGAGTTGGTAGAGCATGAAGAAGTTGAGACAGAGAAACCTAGCACTTTTAAGGTCAAAGCGGCTGGCGAAGAACGCGAAGTGACTCTTGAACAGCTTATTGAGGGCTACCAACTTGGACAAGACTACACCAAGAAAACCCAAACGCTTTCCGAACAACGCAAAGAGGTGGAAGCCGAACGTGCGAAGATTGAGGAAGCAAATAAACTTCGAGATCAATACGCCCAACGTCTGCAAATGATGGAGCAATTCCTCCAGCAACAGACCAAGGGTGAAAACTTGGAAGCTCTTAAAGAGACTGACCCCATTGGTTATGCCGTAAAGGTTGCTGAACAACAGCAACGCAAGGAGCAAATGGCGGTTTTGAAAGCCGAACAGCAACGCATTGCCCAACAGCAACAAGCCGAGCAGTCCGAGCGTTTGAAATCTCACATTGCAGAGGAAAGCTCTAAACTAGCTACCTCGATTCCTGGTTACGCTGACCCGAAGCAAGGCGATCAAATTCGGCGAGACATTCGCGAATACGCTAAGTCGATTGGATGGACAGATCAAGAGTTAGCCAACATATATGATTCTCGCGCTGTGCTCAGTTTGTATCAGGGCATGAAGTACGCCTCATTGCAGAAGGCAAAACCGAACGTAACCAAGAAGGTTACTGAGGCTCCTAAAACAATGAAATCAGGTGTATCTCAAAGCCGCGATGTGGATTCTGAGCAGCGTAAAAAAGCTATGGCGCAGTTGAAACGTACAGGAAATGTGCGTGATGCTGCAAACGCATTTGAACGCTTTTTGTAAGGAACAAAAATGGCTACCTATCAAACCTATACCGCTATTGGTCAGCGGGAAGACCTTTCCGATGTTATCTATAACATCTCCCCCACCGATACCCCGATCATGTCATCGGTTGGTAAGTCCAAGGCAACCGCCGTTTACCATGAGTGGCAAACTGACTCGCTGGCTGCTGCCACGACCAATAACGCCGCTGTGGAAGGTGATGACGCCACTGATGCAACGATGAGTCCCACGACTCGCCTGGGTAACTATACACAGATCGTTCAGAAGACCGTCAAAATCTCCGGCACTTTGGACGCAGTGGACAAAGCTGGTCGCAAGTCTGAAAAGGCTTATCAACTGGCTAAAGCCTCTGCCGAGATCAAGCGCGACATTGAAACCATCATTTCGGCTAACCAAGGCCGTTCTGCTGGTAACTCGTCTACCGCTCGCAAGTTGGGTTCGCTGCTGTCTTGGATCACCACCAATAGCTCGGTGGGCACTTCCGGTGCTGACCCCACGACCATCGGCGTTTCGACCCGTACTGACGGCACTGCCCGTAGCTTTACCGAAACCATCCTGAAGGATGTTATTCAGCAGGTTTATTCCTCTGGTGGCAACCCCAAGATTCTGATGGTTGGCGCATATCAGAAACAAGCAGTTTCTGCTTTCGCTGGTATCGCTGCACAGCGTTACATGGCTCCTGGCAATGAGCCTACCACCATCATCGGCGCTGCTGATGTGTACATGAGCGATTTCGGTACGGTTTCTGTCGTGCCTAACCGCTTCATGCGTACCCGTGACGCTCTGGTGCTGGACCCTGAGTACGCTGCTCTTGCTTATCTGCGTCCGTTCGCCACGAACGAACTGGCTAAGACTGGCGACAGCGAGAAGACTCAGATTCTGGCTGAGTTGACCTTGGAAGTCCGTAACGAGGCTGCCCACGGTATCGCTGCTGATTTGGCTGTTGCCTAATCTAAATGGGGGGCTAATCACCCCCCTTTTTTTATGAAACTTGTCGCAGATAACGCTGGTAAACAAACACTCTTTCACTCGATTGACGGAAGTGACGTCCTAGAAGTCAGGCAAGACGTTTCACAGATCATCGAGCAAAATAAAGCCCAATACAACGCTATCGACGAACGAGCGAAGTGGGGCGAACTGACAAAAATTGCTTCTCTCCCAATGGTAGTCATTGATGACCTTAACAAAAAGGGCATAATGCGAGGGTTTGCGGTTATGGACCAACGAGGCTTTAAGGCTTTCTTGAATGATCCAGATAACCGTTTCTTCAGAACCCGACCAGGAGAAGTATGAATATTGCAATCTGTGTTCCCTGCCGTGATACCGTCATGGCTGGCTTTGCTTTTGACTTAGCCAAACTCTGTGCCTTTGATGGTGTCACGCGATGCTCTAAAGGCGGCTCCCTGCGGATTTATCAAATGCCTGGGACACTGATATTCAACCAACGCCAAAAACTCGCTGAGACTGCTTTAGCTGACGGTGCTGACGCGATTCTCTGGATTGATTCGGACATGAGATTTCCGAAGGATTCACTCCAGATCATGTTAAGCCGCGAAGTCCCGATTGTGGGTGTGAACGCAACGACTCGAAGAAAGCCTGTTGAGCCGACAGCACTTGATGCTGATGAGAAGACGAATCAACTTGTAAAGGTTTTCTCAAAGGGTAAAGAGGGACTAGAGCAGATTGTCGGTGTTGGATTTGGAATGGTGTTAACCAGAAAAGAGGCTTTCAATTTACCCAAGCCTTGGTTTTGGTTTGAGACAACGGCAAAAGGTGGTTTAGTTGGTGAAGACATTTATTTTTGTGCGAAGGCATGGGATAATGGGATACCAACATACGTTGACCATGAATTGTCGATGCACATCCGACACATAGGAACGTACGAGTATGGATGGGATGATCTATGATTTCTACATATTCAGATTTGAAAACAGCGATTGCTAATTACTTGGCAAGGACTGACCTCACAGATCAAATTCCCGACTTCATTCGTTTCGCAGAGATTCGCCTGCGCCGTGAGTTGCGAATCCGTCAGATGTTGAAGACTGTGACCACTTCCACGACCGGAGGTGATTCAACTGTTGAACTGCCTTCTGATTTCCTAGAAGTGCGGGATTTTGTTGTTGACACGAATCCGATTCAACCTTTGACCTACTCCAGTCCTTCTACGTTCTCTCGGAACTCTCGCCGTACAGAGAGTGGCAAGCCGATTGATTACACAATCATGGCTCTGGAGTTTGAACTCGCTCCGACTCCAGACAGCAATTACACACTTGAACTGCTGTATTTTGCTGCGCCGACTTATCTGAGTGATTCCAATACGAGCAATGTTTTCATGGCAAACGCGCCTGACGCTTTGCTGTATGCCTCCCTCCTTGAAGCTGAACCCTACATAATGAACGATGCAAGGATTCAGACTTGGGGGTCTATGTACAACCGAGCAATCGAAACGCTGAATATCTCCGACCAACAAGGTCAGTATTCTGGCGTCCCTCTCGCAATGAAAGTTTCACTGAGGTAAATCATGGCTGAAATGTCCAACTATCTCGAAAATGCGCTGATTAACGCAACTCTGAGAAATACATCCTATACAAGCCCGACAACGGTTTATGTCGCACTTTATACGAGTGACCCGACTGATGCGGATACCGGAACTGAGGTTTCTGGTACTTCCTACGCTCGTCAATCGGTGACGTTTGGCTCTCCTTCTAACGGAGTGTCTACAAATTCAGCCGCTGTGGAATTCCCGCAAGCTGGAGGCTCCTGGGGTACTGTGACGCACATCGGAATCCGTGATGCTTCTACGTCTGGAAACCTGCTGTATCACACTGCCTTGGATGCTTCTAAGGCGATTGCAACTGGTGATGTGTTTCGTATCGCCTCTGGCTCACTAAGCGTAACACTCGCGTGAGATGGCTGACCTTCTCCCACCGTGGACACTTGACTCTCTTGATAACTTAAAAGCGAGTCTTGATGACCTGACGCTTTCGTTAGACAGTGAGTTATACGAAACGTCCGTCACGCTGTGGGATGCTTACGGATCGGTCAATGCGACTGCATCCGTAAGTTCTGGTTCTAGTGTTATCTTCGCCGGAGCGGGTTCTGTATCCTGCTCAGCATCGGTTTCATGTGACGCTCAGATTGTCAAACCAGCATCTGCAAGCATCACTTGTGAAGCCACCGTCACCGCATCGGCAACCAGGGTTCAATTTGGTTCTGCTTCAATCACGGCACAGGCTGATGTAACTGCCTCGGCTCAGATCGTTAAAGACGCTGCTGCCTCAATATCTTGTTCTGCAACCGTCACGGCGAATGGTGGGTTACTTCTTGCAGGTGATGCCTCGATTACCGCAAGCGCAACGGTAAGTGCAGCCGCAATCCGTGTAAGGGATGCTGTTGGGTCTATAACGACCTCCGCAAGCGTTTCTTGCGAGGGGATAAGGGTTAGAGACACATCGGTAGAAATAAACGCTCTGGCGACTGTTTCCGCAAACGGGACGGTTATCCTTGCGGGTGTTGGATCGGTGAGTTGTCTTGCTACTGTGGTTTGCGATGGCAGACGCATGGGGGATAATTGGTCAGACGTTTCAGAGAGCGATAACTCATGGACTCCGATTTCTGAGTCTAACAACGACTGGGCTGAAATCTCTGTGGGAACGAATACCTGGACACCTGAAGGAACTGGGTCGAATACATGGACAAGCCAATCTCAAAACAGCAATGTTTGGCTTTTGCAGGGGTAAATGATGGCAACACAACGAATTCAACTGACTGAATGGCTACCTGACCAGCCTGGTATCTCTGGTGCTTTGACAGACGCAAAGAATGTCGTTTCTCAAGCGATTGGATATGGTCCTTTCCCTTCTGCCACGACATTTTCTCAAAGTGCTGCGGAAGACCTGACCACTTTGTATGCGGCAAAAGACACCAGTGGTGCAACGAAACTGTTTGCTGCTGGCGCGTCTAAGATGTACAGCGTTTCTGGTGTGGGTGTTTTGACTGATGTTTCTCGATTCACTGGGACATATTCTCAGACTGGATCGACAACTCTCACTGTGACGTCTTCAGGGCATAAGCTGAAAACTGGCGACACGATTTATCTTGATTTCACAAGTGGAACCGCTACGGATGGGTCTTTCACTGTGACTGTGGTTGACGCAAACACTTTTACCGTGACCACGACTTCTGCGACAACCTCTGGAAACGTCACCATTAAGGTGTCTTCTACTGATTACACAACTCAGTCAGGGGACAGGGTTCGCTTTACTCAGTTTGGTAGAACGATCATTTCCACGAACAACTCCCAACGTCTTCAGTATTGGGATTTGACCTCGTCTACTGCTTTTAAAAATCTCTCTGATTCTGCGCCGATTGCAAAATACATCACAGTCGTTCGTGATTTCGTGGTGGTGGCGAACACTAACGAGGGGTCGCAACAGCCTTACCGAGTGCGTTGGAGTGCTTTGAACAACGAAACCGACTGGGTTGAAAACGTAAACACTCAGTCTGATTACCAGGACATTCCTGACGGTGGTCAGATTGTTGGAATACGAGGTGGTGAGTTTGGCGTGATCTTCTTGGATCGTGCGATTCACCGAATGAGTTATGTCGGTACTCCGTTTATCTTCCAGTTTGACAACATCTCTCGAAACAAGGGATGTATTGCTTCTGGGTCTATCGCTCAGTATCAGGGGATTTCGTTCTTCTTGAGTGATGACGGTTTCTATATGTGCGATGGGCAACAAGTCACGCCTATCGGTGCGGAGAAGGTTGACCGATTCTTCTTCAATGACGCATCGGAATTTGACTTCCCGTCAATGTCTGCCGCTGTTGATCCGGTTCGCAAATTGGTGATTTGGAACTACAAAGGCGTGGATGGTAATCGTCATTTGATTATCTACAACTTCGCCACAAAGAAATGGACCTACGCAGATGCTGGGACTGATTACATTTCTGAAAGTTCTACATCCTCGTCAACGCTTGAGGAACTGGATACTCTGAGCGCGTCCATTGATGCCTTGGCGATTTCGCTTGATTCTCTGATGTTCATGGGCGGTAAATACTTCCTTGGAGGAACAAAGGGAACCAACGTGATGACCTACACCGGATCGAATCTGACCGGAAGGATCGCCACTGGAGACTTGGGTGGCCAGGGTCGTTCTGTGATGACTTTGGTGCGTCCTCAAGTTGACAACGGGTCTGCGAGTATCGCGGTTTCTTCTCGGACTCTTTTGAGTGAACAGGTAACGTATGGAACTGCTGTTTCTGCGAGTTCTGAGAATCGGGTATCTCTGAGGAGTTCGGGGAATTACCATCGAGTCCAACTAAATCCTACGGGAAATAACTGGAAAAACGCCTCAGCGATTGATGTGGACATTGTTCCCCAGGGGGTTCGATAATGTTTCGCACACTTCCAGTATTTGGTGCTGACCTTAGGGGAATCTCTGAGGTTGTCCGTGGAATCATGGACGGAAAGACCAATAACACCGGAACGATCACTCTGGCAACGGGAAACGCCACGACTACAACGATTCAGGACTACCGTATCGGCGCGGATAGCGTGATTATTCTCGTACCGGACTCTGAGGCTGCTTATGAGGATTCAGCTCCTTACGGTGCTTTCCAGGACTCCACAGACCAGGTTGCGGCAAACACGACCACTGCCTATGCAATGACGTTTAACACGACTGATTACTCCAATGGAGTATCGGTGGTGAGTAACTCTCGAATGACCGTTAAGAATTACGGTATTTACAACCTTCAGTTTAGCGCTCAACTGGTAAACACAGACTCCTCAATTCACGACATTGATATTTGGTTCAGGAAAAACGGAACTAATATACCCGCATCGAATAGTCGAAATTCTGTCCCTAATTCCCACGGTGGAGTGGATGGGCACACGATTGCGGCTCTAAATTACTACATCGAACTCAACGCAAATGATTATGTAGAGATCATGTGGGCAACGGATAACACGGCTGTGAGTATTCAACAGTTAGCGACTAGAACAAGCCCAGACACTCCGTCAACCCCTTCTGTGATTGCGACAATGCAGTATGTTGCTCCGGCTGCATCTACAAATGTCTATGTGACCGCAAAGGGAAAAGGGACTGCAACCTTAACACATTATGCAAACAACACGGCTGACAAAACATATGCCTATATTGTTGTTGGCTAGTATAATTGGCTCCGTGGATGACCCGTCACGGAGTCCTTTCTAAAAGGAAACGCCATGCCAGATCAAGTATCCACACAAACTACGCAGATTGATCCAACCATTCAGCCCTATTTGGGTTTTGGTTTGACCGAGGCTCGCCGTCTATATGAGGGTGGTGGTCCTAAATACTACGAAGGTCAGACTTATGTAAGTCCGTCTGCCACTACCAATCAAGCAATACAAGCTCTCCAGCAGAGGGCATCGACTGGTAGTCCTTTGTTGACTCAGGCTCAAAATCAGACTCTGGGAACAATTCAAGGC